TACTGTTGGTGGATAGCCATGTTTTTGTATGTATTCTATAATCACCATTTTTATTGCTGCGTGTTGTGGTTTCATCTTTTCTCCTTACTGCTGCCACCTTCGGCGTCATATAACGCCTCATAATCCGACAGCTCACTTATTTTTTCTTCCAAATCAAAATCTGTATAAAAACCTAAGTTTTCTATGGTTTCCAATTCTTTTACACTCAGGTTATCGAACGTATTATTTACTTGTTTTGAGATTGTATCTCCTTTGCACATCAATACAACATCTTTTTCCCATCTTTCCACAAACTCATGTCCTCTGTAGATCAGTTTGTTTGTTATCGCTCCTTTTCGGACAAATTTTCTGTATAGTGCCATGGTACCTCCTTTCCTCCCAGCCATTCAGCCAGGAGGTATTTACAATTTTGTGATATATATCAACCCTTTACAGAGTTGGTGCCTCCAAATAATTCTTTTTAAATATCTGCATCCATTCCAGTTCCTGATCTTCTTAAATCGCTCCCTGTTCCCCATATTCCGACTATTCTGATTCACCATACAGCATACCTCTGTCCATTCTGCTGCGAATTTCTCATATTCTTCGAGGGAGTTGAATCTGTTTTTAATCAATTCTGTGTGTATCATTTACACCCCCTCACTTCATCTGCCGCAAGCATCTGAGCTTCTAATGCATCCATATCATATTTTCTTCCATCAAAGTTATTAAAAGATTTCTTCTTTGCTTTCTGTGCACTCTCTGATTTCTTCTTTTTAGGTTTTGATAATGGATAGAAACCTTTCCAAAGACCTGTTGTTGCTTTTCTCAGCATTGCAAGCTGTTCTTCTCTATCAACAGATATAGAAAGTAATTCTTCTCTTAACATCTGTATCTGAGTATCCGATAAGTCGTCTCCATTGTTATTACGAGTCATTACATACAACTGAAAATATCTCTCAACCTCAGAATCGCCGAAGGCATCTATATATACTTTTTTATTTTCTTTTATTTCTATAGGACTTACTTCCGAAGTATCTCGAATTTCTTCCGAATTAATTCGATTAACTTCCGAACTAATTCCGTTTAAGGGTGACTTTAATACAGGCTCCTCCATCTTTTCTTTATCCAGGAGCCAATACTTATCACTATAGAGCTGTCTTTTCATGCGTTTTACTGCTATCTCGTAATAACGTCGTTGAATTCCAACAGAGGTGATGATGTTTTTCGTCATGAGGTCATCATCCAAGAGACCTATCTCAGAGCAAAAGTGCACCACTTGCACGACAGCCTTTTTATTTTTGATCCATTTGTTCCCAATCATCCTTGTGATCATTCTCGATAGCTTATCCAAAGGGATCTCGGCATAATAGCCATTTTTATAAACTATGCAGAGTATACAATCATAAATTGTCACTCCGAGTGGACCGTATTCGTCCAGTAGTTCGAAGATTTTATCATCTTCGTAGAAATCAAGCATCTTCGGATAATATGTAAGTCCCGGTTTATTCGGAGCTCCACGCCCCATACGGACCACCTACTCTCCTTTTCTATATTCCTCAATCGTCACATCTACACCTTCCAGTGCAGAATAAACTTTCTTTGCTTTTACCAATACAACTTGCGAATCGTCCTGATAGGCAACGCTATTCAGGGCATCTGCAATTACTTTTACAATATTATCCATATCCGGCTTTTTAAGCGGAAGAATTTCTCCATCTAACATCTGCTGCAGCTTTTTCTTAGAAGTGCTCTTTGCCGGCATATATCTCGCAATGATGCAGAGTGTAACCGGTTCGCCTTTCTCGAACTTACAACCTTTTGCAGCGTGAATGTACATCGTCTTAATCAGATTCTCGTATAATACCGTATTATCTGGTGTTACTGACATATGTCTGCCGAGATTCGGATTATAAAATGTACGTGCTCTTGCCTTCCCTTGTGGTTTTCCTGGCACGTGAAAACTGACTGATTTCATATTTCTCCTTTTCGTCTCCCACGTTCAGTAGGAGGCATTGAAACAAGTTTTATAGTTTCATTTGTGATATATGATTTTATCCCTTTTAAGGAGATGCCATTATAAATCCATATATGTCTCTATCCCCTGTTTCAAATCAACAGTAGGATTTACACTCCATCTATCCCAAAAATCAATCGTTCTTGATTGTGGGCGCTCATTCGCCAACTCTACTTGAATTTTTAACGGAATCGGTACTGCATCGCCGATGATCAGAACCTCTCCAGGGCTAAAAGTCGTTGTACTGTCGATAATGTTTTCATTGCCATCCGGCAGCATTCCCTTGACCATGGTTTTATCGTTCTCATTGTTTAGTTTCGATACAATGAAGTTTGCACATTGTGCCATGATTGTCTTATTCAATTCCGATGGCCTTTGACTTGCTGGGAATAACGTGATTCCGAACTTACGCCCTTCTTTTGCAATATCTTCAAATATTTCAACCATTCGCTTCTCCGATGCAGACAACTGAAAGTTGTTCGGGATATATACATGTGCTTCATCACACACAAGCACTACCGGACAAACCTTGTCGCTTTCAAACGTTCTTTGAATGTCATAAACTAATTTTGTAATAACTCCAATAACCGGAATGGCTACATCGTGCGGAATCTCTGACAAGTCAATATTTTTTATCGGCTTATCATTTTTCATGATCTGCTCAACCACCTCGAATAAATACTTCTGCTTATGATCTCCAAACAGGAATGTATATCTCTTATCAAGTAATTTATCCTGCATCGTATTAATTACACCTGTCAGTTTTCCGTTAAAGTCCCCTTTTACCGTTTTAGCAAGTCCTGCCTTATCTCCAGTCTTATAAATTTCCCCAGTCGGCTTTTCTTCATTATTCAAGCGCACCATTTCCGCAAGTAAATTCATAAAATCAAAATAAACAGGCCTGTTTTCTTTTCCGTCTGAACATATACTGTAATAGCATTTTCGAAGAGCTGACATCACTACTGAAGAACTCTCCTCCCGGATTTTTAAGATATTTGTTACCATATTAGAAAATCCAAACAGCCATATAGGAAATGAAAAATCTTTTCCAATCTTAATGTTTCTTGCATAAGATAACTTTCCATACTCTCCGTGGATATCAAATACAATAATGTTCGTTCCGGAAAGCTTCGCTGACTCCTCTAAAATTTTTGCAACTGTCTCAGATTTTCCGGAACCGGTGTTTCCGACAATACAGGAATGACGTTGGAAAAACTTATTCCCGTCCACAAATGCAGGACAATTATGCTGCACATAGTTTCCAATATAGAATCCACCGCCTTCATACTTTGAAAGCATCTTCCGGAATTCTTCGGAAGTGATTTCTCTCGATTGAATATCCGTTGTTGGATACCGGTCAATTGCTTTTTGAAAGATACCGTTTCGAATACTTCCAATGATGGAACATTCTATCACTTTGATTCCATCGTTCTCAAAAATGAAATCCTCTTCTCCGATAGAATCACCGGTATCTGTTTCCATCAGAGATGTCACAACCGTTACCAGTTCTACGTCTCCATCAGATACTGCAATCAGGCTGTTGATTCGTATATCCCGAAACTCAAACCGGTCTGATTTAATCTGTATTTTGTCACTTAATATTTTTATCAGTTTCAATGTTTAAACCTCCATAAGTTCGTTGTAATTCCGTATTTTTGCTTTTTTGATACTTTTGCAGTAATCGCATACACCGCAATATTCCGGCTCCCGATACCCCTCTTTGATTTCCGAAAAACGTTCCATGGTTATTTCCATTTCGGAAAGTGCCACATCGAGCGTATCCTGCGGAATCTGAAAAATATCTATATCAATCACTCTTTCCTTTGTAGCAACTGCAAGGTAAAACGGGAGTTTCTCTCCAGTTACAATCTCCACACCTTTCTGATATAATGCTCCCTGCAGATCATATCTCCAAAGCGGAAGATTTTTAAATTTTGCAACAACCTTTAAATCTGTAATACAGATTCCTGGAAGATAACTATCCATCTTCATCTTCCAAGGAACTCCGAATAATTCAAATGTCATAATTCTCTGCTTTTCACCGGACATAAATTTCGTAAATGTTTCATCGCTCTTAATTCTTCCGATGATTTCATTTGCTTTTCGAAATTCACTTCGCAGTTCATTCTTTCTTGTGAACACTGCCGGATGCTCTTTAATAAACTGATCCAAGGTTCCCTCAAAGTAAGAATCCACAAAAGAACCAATCAGCATTGCTCGCGTCATTTCCGGCTTATACGCACCGGAAATTTTCGCCATTGCCATTGCTTCACATTTTGTAAAGTCTTTATACTGGGATACGGAAAAATACTTTGCATTCGCATCTTCCGAATAATAATTATTTTGATCGAGATTCATCCGTTTCAGCATCCCCTTCTGTTTCCTTAAATGGATCCGTTACGCCTTCGCCTTTCAACCGTGGAAGATCGAAATAATCTTCTCTCTTTGCCATGCCATCATGTAGTGATTTGTATACTCTCTTTAAGCGTACAAGATCGTTCATGCTGAACGCTTCCGATTTGCAGCCAATATACTTTTCTATTGCCTCTATCGGCACACTAAACTCTCTTTCGAAAATGGCAGCCATATCTCTTACCAAATCAATTACCGGTTTTTTTTCTCCCTCCGACATTGTTTTATTGCATTGATCTATTGCTGCATCTTGGACATCTCCTGGAATTACACCAAGTATGCACGCTCTTACTCGTCTTGCTCCTTGATTTGCAACCATTTCATAAATATCTCTCGGATCCGTAAGTGGAACGTTTCCTTTTTTTGTTGATCTGATATGAGGAACTGTAAATACCTTTGTCTGTCTTGTGTTTGTTTCTAAATCCCATGCATAAGCCATAACTTGACTTTCCCCATTTTTTTGCTCCAATTCAATAATGCCAAAATCAATATTTCCCCAATTTTGTGCCATTGCTTCTGCTAATCGAATTGATGGACCTACAACCTTTGTTCCTCCTCGAGGATATTCATACATTGCATTTTCTGCGAGTCCCTTTCTCTGGCAGGCTCTTACAATACGGTTAAAACTTTCCACTTCGTCTCTCGGAAATTTTTTGGCCATTACAATAGCCCCCTGTACTTCTTGTGCCTGCCTGCTCATCATCATCTCTGTCTGAGATGTTCTGACCTGCATACCTGTACCATCATGCACCATTATTTCATTCATATCTTTACCTCCTGTTACTTACAAAACTTAATTTTCTTCCTCCTCGTGTACATAGTTTCCTGAGTAAAACCACTCAACAAACTCTTTTTGTAATTCCTCATCCCATTGCATCTGCTCTAATGCGTATTGATAAGCGTCGCAATCATTTACGCATGTCCCTTTCTCTTGTCCTGCAATTCCTATGTACATGCAATCAACTCCTTTAATGCAAATTGCCCGTCTTTTTCCTGCTTAAGCAATTGTTCGTATTGTTCCTCTGTTTCTTTACGTTTTGCTATGCAGTCACACTTTTCGCCCGGGTCTAAATTTGCTCCACAGCTTCGGCACACATATTTATACATTTATATCTACCTGACTCTCTTTAAACCCGAACTTGACAAATCCATGCTCGTACGTTGCTTTCTCCTTGTCGTACTTTGATACATCAATACCACGTCTGATCATCTCTTCCCACGCAAGGTCAAAGAGTTTTTCTTGATTCAAATAGAGCCAAATCCCTTTCTTCTTATCCTCAGAATCATGGTCAGTTCCGTGCGAATTGAAAATCTGACTCGTATCATTTCTCATTTTTTGATATGTAATCAACGGCATTGTTACCGTTCCTTCTAATTGTTCCATTGACTTTTCCTCTCTTCTATTTATGAGTTATCCGAAAATCTAAATTCCATCAGATCAGCAAGCATCAAGTATTCCTTTGCCTTTTTCGTTTCCCCATGTGTCTCTACTACCTTTTTTCGGAATTCTGATAAATTTCCATAAAAACATCCGCATTTCACACCAATATCTCCTGCTTTTGTTTTAAAAAATGTAGTTGTACGATATTCGGAGCCAAAACCATGCACCGTGGCGTAGCCAGCATCACCGCACACACAAGCATCACCGTACACCCAAGCATTACCGTACACACGAGCATTATCGTACACACAAGCATCACCGCACACACGAGCATTATCGTACACCCAAGCATCACCGTACACCCAAGCATTACCGTACACACGAGCATTATCGCACACACGAGCATCACCGCACACACGAGCATCACCGCACACACAAGCATCACCGTACACACGAGCATTATCGTACACCCAAGCATCACCGTACACACGAGCATTATCGTACACACAAGCATCACCGCACACACAAGCATCACCGCACACACAAGCATCACCGTACACACGAGCATTATCGTACACCCAAGCATTACCATCCTGACTTAGATTTTCTTCTTTTTCCGTGAAACCGCCAAGCTCACCCGCTTTAACGTTTCCAAACTCGATTAATGCTTTAATACGAAATAATTTTGTCCCGAAAATATTAGTGATAAACTCACTTGTTAACTCAAATTTTTTCATTTGACTTTCCCTCTCTTCTGTTTTACAATTTAATTGTTGATTTTTGTTTGGGCACCTTGGAGCTTGCCGGCTCATGTGGGTGCTCTTTCTTATAGTAAAATTGATGCTGTAATTTCTCCAGCTAAAAAACCGAGCATTGTAAGTGTTACTATCACACCGCCTGTCATAATTCTGCGGAACAACAACTCGTCTCGAAACTCTTTTACTGCCAACTGATTCTTCAATCTTCTCTGTCTTAACACATCCGAGCGTTCGAACTGCATCACCTTGATTTCTTCCATAGCTACACACCTCCTACCAAAATTATCTGCCCTACAATCCCGACGACAATTATCGCCAGTACCAAAAGAGCCATTACGCAAGCTGATCTCTTTTCCTTGCGCAAATATTTCTCATGTCTGTTACGGATTCTACGTTTCTCCCAATCAGGGAGTGCTTTTCTTCTGTTCCAGTTCAATTCTTCCTTCTCCTTTTCTTTGCTCTATTTTTATTGCGTTTGTATCTTAGATACTCTTTGTATGTTACTGCTTGTCCTCACCTCCTTTACCGCCTAAGCGGTTCTTATCCTTTCGAAACATAGATTCTGCATAGTTTCATCAATTTTTTTCTCCAGCATTTTGTTAAACTCTTCCCTCGGAATGCTTTCCTGCGGTACCTTTTCACCATTTACTCGCACCATGCAGACTATTTCTATTTTTTGCATTTATATCACCTCTCTTAAGTGTATGTACCGCTGTTTGTACTTGTTGCGTTGTCCACTAAAATCTCCTATCCTGCTTTCTTACTTTCGCTCAAAAATGCCGATGCAGCCATCGAAATAACTCCGTCAATTTTCCCCTGCACCCGCTCCGGGAACTTGTCCCAGTTTTCTGCAATGCGTTTGAAATCTTCTAATCTTTTCTCTTCCTGTTCCTTTGTAATGTTTGCTTTACTCATTTATCTTCACCTCTCTTTCTTTGGGTCTGCCATCATCAGAGCCGGGAGACCATCCCACGGCTGACACTTTCAAAAGCGTTTCGGCTACTTGTACACGCACAAAATATTTGATAAAATCTTTTTGCAAAATACAATTCAAGAAAGGATAATTATTATGCAAACCGTTAATTTTGAACTACTCAAACCTTTTCTCACTAAAGAAAACATAACTTTATTTTTATCTATTTTAGGTGTATTAGGTTCTTTCTCTTCCTGGGTTTACATCTTCATAAAAAATCGAAAAAATATAAACTTTCAGATAGTCGGTCAACGCTATTGTGACGACAGTTCTCTTTTGGTATACATGATGTTTACCAATAAATCCCGCTTACCTATTGCGATTACTAATATTGGAGTTTATATAAATAGCACCTTTTACTCTTGCATCGAAATTCCCATTGTTGCCTTAGAAGAAACAACACGTTGTAAAAATGAAATCATTTCACATCACGAATATAAGTCCCTGCCAATGCCTATTGTTATTTCTGGTCTTGGTGGTACTTCTGGTTATGTGTATTTCGAATTTCCAGAAGTAGTTTTTCAATCTGACACCACTCATTTGACTTTTCGATTGTCAACCAATCGCGGAAAGGCAATTGAAAGGAAACTGTCACTTGGACGTCATCTTGATTGATGTACTTCCGTTCATGAATTTGTATTTTATAATTTTCCATTTCATTTCCTCGCTTTCGCTTGCTTGTTAAGGACATTATAAATCTTACTCAAGTCCTTGTCAAGCATTTTGACAATTATTTTTGTAAATTTTGTCCTTTACAAGCATTTGCATATATGATATACTTAACATATCAAAAGAGGTGGTTTAATGAATATAAATGAAAGAATCCGGCATCTCAGAAAGAACGAATTGAAAATGACTCAAAACATTTTTGCTTCTAAAATAGATATATCTCGTTCGAATTTGGGAAATATAGAAACCGGAGAAGTCTCTGTAACAGAAAGAGTTATTGCATCTATATGCAGAGAATTTAATGTAAACGAAGTATGGCTTAGAAATGGAACAGGAGAAGTATTCTCGGAAGTACCTCTGCATGAACAAGCATACAACCGCTTTGGTTACATAATGGAGAACTCTTCTCCATCAAAAAAAGCAGCCCTATCAGTATTGTTAGAACTGCTTTACAACGTCCCTGACGAACAATGGGATATGATTATGAAACAATATGACGAAATTAAAAAGGAAGGCTAAATAGCCTTCCCGAAAATCCCTTGTATTAATCGATAGAGTTTGACAATTTGACTGTCTTCCATCTTATCGATTAGCTCATGCAAGTGTTTTCTAATGTCTGTTGTGTTCATGGTATGTATTCCCTCCTGCGTTTTGTGTGTGGAACGCACGTTCGAAATTCCTTGTTTAAATAATACTACTCTTCGTAATTTATTTCAAGAAGTTTTTCGAACATTTGTTCTTAAAGAGTATTTTACTTAACCCTTTTACTATATATACACATAACTTTTAAAAAACTAACGCGGGTTCAGGAATTTGTCCCAGATGTGGGACACTTATTTATACGGAGATTCCAAAAGGTCTGAAATATGGATTTTTAGACCTTTGGCGAGGAGTTCGAGAGTATCAGCACTGGGAGAAATTTCGTTGTTCATAATCCGTTGGATTGATGATTTTGAAATCCCAGTTAGATTTGATACTTGACGAATTGTTAAGTTTTTACTTATCATTATTTTATCAAGTAGTATTCTCATAACAGATTAATTTTACTATCTTATATGGTTGAGATATACAGGTAAATAATGGAAATGATATAACCGCTACGGCGTTTATATAAAGGACTGGTTGTCCTAAAAAGATGTAAGCTAAAGAGAAAGAGAGGAAACAAAATATGAGATGTCCAAAATGTGGTGGAGAACACTGCCAAGTTATTTCCGAAACAACATCAAAAGGTAAAGATTTTTCAGCTGGAAAAGGTTGTTGCGGAGCTGCCTTATTGGGGCCAATAGGAATTTTATGTGGTGCCTGTGGGAAAGGAAAGCAAATTAACTCAACAAACTATTGGGTTTGCCAAGATTGTGGCAATAAATTTAAAGTATGACAACTAAAGAACGTTATTGGATAAAGTCAATGGAATGGTGCAAAAAATACTGTGGGTGTCACCAAATGCCTAATCGCAGCTTTTTTATAAAAGGATATCAATTACCCATTTGCGCTAGGTGCACCGGAATTGCCTTAGGGCATCTAATCGCTCTTATTGTAATGCCTTTTTATACTTTTAGTTTTAAAATAGCTGTATTGATTTTACCACTTGCCGTTGATGGTACTGTGCAGTACTTTACAAATTATGAATCCAATAACTTAAAACGCATTATAACCGGTTTTCTATATGGTTTTGCTTTCATGTCTTTTGTTGTAAAATTAATAAGAAATATTGAATTAATATAACTAAAAACCGCCCGGTACTCCAATACCGAACGGTCTTACATACACCCGAAGATGTACATCCATATTGCAAGTTATATTGTATCATCTTCGGAAACACCCGTCAACGGAACATATTTTCGTTGGGTGTTATTTTTATACATTTTTTTAATATAATTTACGAAGGAGTGATATAATTGGAAGAATTAAAATATGCTTACGGATACATTCGTGTGTCAACAGGGAAGCAAGACGAACTATCTCCTGAAAGTCAAGAGCGTCTTCTTAAGGACTACGCAAAGCAAAACAACATTATCATTTTGGATACATTCTTTGAACACGGTATTTCCGGTCGAAGAGCTGACAAGCGCCCTGAATTTCAGAAAATGATTGGTATGGCAAAATCAAAGGAACACCCGGTGGATCTGATTCTTGTTTGGAAGTTTAGTCGATTTGCACGTAATCAGGAGGAATCGATTGTTTATAAATCTCTTCTGCGAAAGCAACATAATGTTGACGTTGTAAGCATTTCTGAACCAATCATAGATGGTCCTTTTGGTAGTCTGATCGAGCGTATCATCGAGTGGATGGATGAATACTATTCCATCCGATTATCCGGCGAAGTCTTGCGAGGCATGACAGAAAAAGCACTTAAAGAAGGTTATCAGACCGCGCCCCCTTTAGGGTATCAAGCTGCAGGTCATGGAGCTCCGTTTACGATCGATGAAGAAAAGTATAAAATCGTTGACTACATATTTGAACAGTTCGACCAGTACAACATAGATTGTACAAAGATCGCACGTAACTTAAACGAAATGGGATATTTAACACAACGAGGGAATCCTTTCGAATCCCGCTCCGTAAAGAGAATATTAGAAAATCCCTTTTATTACGGTCTTGTAAAGTGGAATGATATTTCTTTTATAGGACCACATGAAGCACGTTTACCGAAAGAGCAATTTGAAAAACGCATGGAAAAGATTCGTAAAAACTTTAAACCGGCACGCCGAAGAGACGTTTCTTCCTGTAAGCATTGGCTGTCCGGGCTGATTAAATGTGGCTACTGTGGTGCTACACTTGCTTGGAATGGTGGTAACCCTCATTCTCCTGGATTCCAGTGTTACAAATATTCTAAAGGCTTACATAAAGAATCATGTTCTTTGAGTGCTTCTAAGGCAACTGCTGCTGTCTACGAGTACTTTGAAAAGATACTCGATGGAATGGAATTCGAATATCGGTACCATGCACCTGATTCTCCGCAGCAAACGGATAAGCGCGCACACTTGGAAGAGGAATTGAAGAAGTTATCCACACGAGAGGAGCGTATTAAACTCGCATACGAAAACGAGGTGGATACTTTAGAAGAGTATAAAGAAAATAAGAAGCGGTTAAAAGCAGTTCGTGTAGATTTGGAACAGCAATTAATGTCACTTGATACCAACACTACTTCCGTCGCTATTCCATCCAAAGAAGATGTGCTGAATAAAGTCCGCACTGTTTACGATGTTATCAGAGATGATACTGTCGACTACGAAACAAAAGGGTTTTTTATGCGCAGCTTAGTGGAAGACATTGTCTATGACAAGAAAAACGGGAAGATGATTTTTACTCTTTACATCTCGTAAGTCTTAAAAATAAAGGCTTTGTGAGATGTTATAGGTTATTGCATTTTCGTCCTCCGAATTGTTAAAACATATAATATAGAAGAAACCGCTCCTCATCTCTCCGGGTTACGTTGAATAAGGAACGGTCTCTTTTGTATCTTTGGTTACAATATATTCCATGTGTGTAATTTTGTCAAATTATTTTAAATTTGCTATTGACTTATGTACGCATTGCGTGTATAATGCAAGTATAAGGTAAAGGAAACAAACAAAAGCAAAGGAGAGAACGAAAATGAAAAAATACAACTTATCAAACATTATGAAAAGAGCATGGGATCTTGTTAAGAAAGTAGGATTCGGAATCTCCGAAGCACTTAAAAAAGCATGGAAGGAAGCGAAGAAAGGAACATCAGAAATGACAGGAACAGAAAAACAAATCGCATTTGCGAAAAAACTTGTAGAGAAAATGAACGAACAGTTTGATGCAATTATTACAGATTGCAAAAACGCACACCCGGAGAAAGTTGGAGCATGGGAAGCCGCAAAAAGCGGTTACAACAGAATTATGAACGAATCAAACGCTGGATGCGTAATTGATACATTAAAAAACATTAACAAAACAACATATCAGGAGTATTACAAAGAGTTGTTTTTAAATGTAAAATACGGAACTGACAAAATGTGCGAAAGAATCAGAAAAGAAGTTTACGCAAAATAAAGAAAGGAACTACTGAAAGCAGTAAGGTAAAGAAAAATGATGAACTTAGAAAAATACATGGAAGAAACTTTTTTAGAAGAAATGAGACCGAGCAACCTTTTTGACGAGAGCGGAAAGGAATTAAAAATAGATCAGAACGACTATAAAAACTACGCAGTAATCAAAGTAGAGAAAATCGACACAGAATATGTGATCGAACAAAACATCACAGTGAGACACATCGGTTAATAAATCTAATGCTGACCTATTGGCTACGGGGAGAAAGAGGAAAGAATATGAGCAATGAAATAAGAAAAGAAGAATTATTCGGATACTTACATGAATACGATGGAAACGGCAATGAAATTCATTGCAAGACTCCTTATGGATACGAACATCATCAGGAATTTGATGAAAATGGTAATATGATTAATTATAAAAATTCTTGGGGGTATGAATCTTTTAGAAAATACGACGAAAACGGTAACCTTATACATTATAAAGGTTCTGACGGATATGAATCTTTTAGAAAATACGATGAAAATGGCAATGAAATTCTTTTCGAGGATTCTAATGGTTGCAAAGAATCAAAGGAATACGATGAAAACGGTAATATAATTCACTTCCAAGATTCTAGTGGATATGAATATTGGAAAGAATACGATGAATATGGCAATGAAATTCATCACAAAGGTTCTGACGGATATGAATACTGGAAAGAATACGATGAATATGAACGTCTAATTCATTTCAAGGATTCCAAAGAATTTGAAGAATGGTATTAAAAGAAAGGAGACATACTTATGCAGGAAATTAAAATTTATAAAAATTACGGCGTTTTAGCCGCAGAAAAAAGAAAAGTTTATACTTATGGTGGAGAGCATGTGCACGCTACATGCTCTGATGAAATGACGGTTCTTGTCCCGAATGAGTGGGAACTGTATAAAAATCAAATGGGAAATATAATGGCAGAATCTCCGTGGGGTTGGTGCTATGAAATTAATGATGTTTTGACAGATGTTAATGGACATCCAGCGTTCCGGGCGATGGACGAAAGTGGAAGACCGCACATTGCACATTTATACACGGTTGAGGAACTGGAAGAAAAGAAGAGAAAAGAGGAAAGGAAGAAAAAAGATGAAAAATCCAATTAATAACGAAAAATTCCGGGAAGTATTAGAAAATTCCGGCATGAACATGAAGCAGTTCAGCGACTATTTTGAAATCCCGTACCGCACGGTGCAGGATTGGAAGTCGGGGGCTAGGAAATGCCCGGACTATTTATTAAGCTTAATACAATACAAAATAGAAAAGGAAGGCCTCTAACATGGAGAAATCAGAGGAGAAAATTTTAGAATCATATAAAATACTGCAGTCCGTAAAAGGTACTGCGAAAGATACTGGATATTCTTGGAATCGCGTTGTAAAAGCTCTATCTAGCAACGGATACATATTGTCCGAGACGCACGCCGAGATATTAAATAAATTCAAGGCGGGAAAAAATGCGGATGAAATAGCAAAAGAAATGAGCTTGAGTCCAAAAACAGTACAGGCGTATCTCCCAAGGCAGAGGCCTGTGTATAACGAGAATATGTCTGTAAACGCTTTGAGGATCAAGCAATCTCGTGAAAAGCATAGATCAGATATTTGATATTTCGCCCCACCTCTTCTGAGATGGGGCTGTGTTATTTAGATTTTCTCGACTGATTTTGAATTGATAATAAAGTTGCCGTTTACGATATTGCCCATGTAACCGCCGTCCTGAGATACTAATTGAGTCCCCTTTTTGATTGTGACCGTTATGTCCTCAACCGCACGTAACTTGTCGCCTTTTTTGATGTCCGGCATGACATATTTGCAATGCATGTATCCCACTGTGCTGTTGTGTCTTACTTTTACACCTTCTGTACCCGAATCAAGTACGGTAATGTGATCTCCTTGCTTGGCATTGATAATGACATTTTTCCATGTTGCATCATAAATAGGGCAGTCACTGTTAAGATGTGCTGACCCTGGTCCAATTCTTCTTACTGTACTCACTGTACTACCTCCTGTTGTTCCACTAATTTCTTTATTTAAAATACCCCTTACGATTGCTTTTGCGCAGCGCTTTGCATCCCACACTTTCGCATCGTCTGCATCATCAACAAAGCAACACTCTACTAACAACGCCTTTGACTTTGTATTTGCCAGTACAAATAAGTCCTTGTCGTATTTCGTCCTTCTGTTGTGGATTCCTAACTCTGTTGCAATCGCTTCACAGATTCTGTCCGAGATTTCCTGTGTTCCAGTATCGTAGTTCCATACCTCGACACCACCTGTACTTCCGTCTCCGCCATAATCGTTTCGCCCACTGTTTAAATGTAGGCTGATATCTAAATCCACGCTGTGTTGGTTGCACTTTGCAACGATTTTGTTCAGGCATCCTTGCTTTGTTGTATTTTCGTCGCACGTGCAGTCATATACCGTGTGCCCTTCTGCTCTTAACAGACGGATTACTTCGTTTTTTACTGCACGATCTTCTGCAGATTCCTGCAAGATGCCGACTGCTCCACTTGCTCCTTGCCCCTGTGGACAATGTCCTGCATGTACGTTATATGTTCTTCCCATAGTAATTCTCCTTTCTACTCTACAATTACCCAGTCGTTCGCCAAACAATCTCTAATACTCGGAGCCCACATTGCGTGCGATCCATCCACTGTATTGATTTGTAAGTACGGTTCACATTTGAATAAATCCCCTTCTTTTAATCCCCACACCTCTGCCGTTTGCTTATTACATGGAATTCCCTGTGGGTATGCTTTCTGATAAACTACAAATAACCCTTTTCCATTCCAGCCTTCACGTGCTACTTTTACTCCTTTTTTCAGCAATTCTAATGCTACTCCGAAAGACATTTTTAGTTCTCCTCCAAGTATTGGACAATTATTGCCGTCTGCTGGAATCCATTCCTCCGAGAGAATGTTCTGCAACGTATATTCAACTCGTTGCGTTTCTCGGATATCTAATCTCTGATTGTCTTTCGTGTACATGATAATCGTCTGTTTCTCATCATCCCAGCACCAATATCCTCCCCATGATGGCAGTTTCATCGGGATTCCTTTCTTCATTTCTTCAAGTGCTTGTTTAAATTTCATTCCCATGTTCTTTTCCTCTCTTTCATTTTATGTGCGAGGACGATTACTCGCCCTCTGAAACCTCCGGGATACCTGCTACCGATGTAAGTACACTAACTACTCCTGCAAGCACAGCTGCCGAGCATACATATTTCCAGTCTACTTGTCCCATTGCAGCTGCTGCGCCGATTCCAGCAATACCAGCCTGTGCCATCGTTTTAACCGCACGGATTCCGGCAGCCTTTAACCATCTCTTTGTGTCTACACTTGTTTTTAATACGCTATTTTTAAACATATTCATCAACCTTTCTTTTTTAAATGTAATTCTTCGATTTCCTGTTTCATTTTTGTTACCATTCCATTCCCACCGAGTGCATGATACGCATTGTACATTTCACAGAAGTTCTCGTAAGCGTATGACGGGATTTCCCCCAATTTCATGTACTTGTCATGGTATTCGATAAGTTGCACCCGCAATAGCATCATCGTTCCTTGGCTATTCGCATCTCTGTCCTTTTTCTGATTTTTTAACAGCCATACAATATATCCCAAAAGAGGTGTAATTACTGCGATCGCAATATTTGCTACGATTCCCAATTCTTCTTCTCCTTTACTATTTTATGCCATAAAAATAAGACCCTTACGGTCTCGCTCTGATTTCCATATTTGTCACCTCTACTCGTCTTTATTGATCTGCACTAGGCACATTACAAACACACCAAATAGCGCCCCTGCGGCAAAAGTCAATACATATCCCATTTACGCCACCTACTCAGCAAGTTCGCCCATGCCGGAATCAATCAGAATTTCTTTCACTTGCTCTTTTAACAGTCTCGGTACGTCCTTAAACTCCTTTTTGCCTAACATAATTTGTTGTGCCCACAGCATTGCCATCATAAAATCATCCTTTCTGTTTAAAAATAAAATTAAATTTGTTATCATTTATACACCAGCTCCGACATCTCTAATATGCATGCAGTCAGCATTGTATTTTCTTCTTGCAGTGCCGCAACCTTTTCTTCCAGCGTTGGTTCTTGCTCAATCGGTTCATCAATTACAGGTTCGTCATATTCAACAATTTCTTGTCGTTGTGTTTGCACATCATATACAATCATTTCAGCCATTATTCATCATACCCCCCATATTTCGACGTAAGCACCATTAAACGGATAAACCTCTTCTGCAAATGGATGAATGGATTTTATATATCCATTTTCTTTTTCTGCGTTTGGATTCGCTTCCATCCCCATTCCAAATACCGTACGTGTGTACATTCTTCCAATCTTGTTTACATTGTTGTTTGAGTATGACGTTCCATCTAGGGACATTGCTACGATTGGAATCGTTGCGGTTACAATTCCTTTATCAAACATCATTCTACAGGCATAATGATAATGTGCAGGCGTTTGACCAGTACTAAAAAATGAGTACGTATTCGAACTTGTTCTCGTAGAATAAGTATTTCCGTAGTTCGTAGTAGCCTTTACTGCAAAATATCCTCCCGAACATATTCCGTTTGCGACAACATCTATTACTCTACTATTTATATTATCAAGTGTTATTTTTTTCATGCTGTACTCAAATGTAAAGTATTTTACATCTACTTCACTGTTTGTGGCGTTTGTAAACCGTAAGATGTCTCCATCTTTCTTGGACAAAACTTGAAAATTAAAATCGTCTATAACATGTGCGTATATATTACCTCTTCCCCACTGACCAGGATTGTTTTTAAAAATTTCAATCGGAATGTGCTTCGGCAAGCAACCTGCTAAGGGTTTTATATACAATGCGGTATTTTCTTTTAATCCATGCGGTTCACTTGTTGTAAATGTGCCTGTTTGTAAGTCCAAATTGGATAATTCCATCGAGCCATTCGCCTTGTGCGTATACCTAACAAGTAATTTCATTCTACCGTTTTGCACCTCTCCCGGTACGACATTTCCGTCTTTCCCAACAACAAGGGCTTTTCCAGCGTTCTCAGTCCCCTGTTGCTTATCCAACTTTGTTGCCATCTGCGTTGGGAAATCCTGTGGAATGGAATTAATAACCTCTTGCCCTTTGGCCTGTACCGCTTGTACTTGCTTCGCTCCCTCCGTTTGTACCGCTTTAACCGCATCGGTCTTGGTAGCATTTACAGCTTCTACTGCTTTTGTTTTAGCTGTATTTATAGACTGCTCCGCTTGCTGTACCGTACTTCCAAATTCTTGCACGGTCTGCTCCGCAGAGGATTTATCCTGTCGCACCTGTGTCGCTAGTCGTTCCACTTCCGACTTGTCTCCTGCGACTTCAAGAGCGTGTTGCTCTACTTCGTCTGCCATTGTCTCTGCACCTGCTTGTGCTTGCAAAGTTAATTCCTTTGCCCGCTCTGATTTTTGCTCGGATAACAGAGCATTTGTTGCGGCTGTCTGTGCCTGTTCTTTATACTCTTTTACAGTTTCGACCTGTTCTCCGATGCCGGATACAGATTCGACCATTTCTGCAATTGCCGTTCTATCTTCTCCGGTTTTAATTGCATCGGCTTTCGTTTGCTCTGCATATTCTCCGGCTTGTTTCTCTGCTGTCTCTGCACGATCAGCAGCGTTATTGACAGCCTTGATTGCTTCGCGGAAGATTTCTCCGTCCTCCGGCTTGTCAAACGCCTCCGGCTTTGGTCGCGCCTTAACCGGCATACAGATTTTGTATTCCGTCTGTCCGCTTGTGTCGTCCGTCAAATAAATAAAAGCAAAAATATCATAATTTCCTAAGGGTTCCTCATTTTCCAACATGGATTCCGGAATCACTACATCAGTCGCACCGTCTTTGGTAAATCCAACCCTCTTTTTAGCTTCTCCGCCGGATTCTTGCAGAGAGAAATGTATTTCTACGGCTTTTGGAAGATTTAAACCTTGTATACGCAATACTTGCCCGTAGTCACACTGCCATAGACCAGTCACACTTTTATAGTTTTCATCTTTAAAATCTACGATTATCATCCTTGTTCCGCCTCCAAAATCTCTCTTACCTGTTCTCGGATTTTCTCAGGTACGTCTTCGATATTCTTTTCTTCTTTCCGGATTAAATCCGCATACACTTTCGCAATGTAGATCATTTCTGCACCCCCATTTCGTATAGTTCGCAGATGGCACCCTGCAGGTCTGTAATCTGCGTATTTGCATTTACTAAGGCTTCTTTTAACGCTGCGTTTTCCGTTTCAAGCTGTTTTATCCGTTCTTCCGAACTCTTTCCAACTTGATTAATAACTACACCATAAATTCCACCTGTGTACTCTTCCGTGCGGTAAAACTCCGTATAGCCCTCGTATTCGGCAATATTTTGTTCGCGTTCTGTGATGCGCATGATTTTTGTCTTTACCGGGTCTGTGAAGAGTTCCCGCAATTGCGCTGGCGCAACTTGTATAACCTTAATTTCTAATTTTTCGCCTGTCTCCTGTGCTGACTGAATTTGTATTTTTGTTGCATCTGCAAAAATTAATTCCATACTGTTCTCCTTTCTACTTCCATCGTCCAATTGCGTACCAGTCAAAATTATGTGTATCGGGTCTTTTGTTATCGGAATATAGAGCATACGCATACCCTTGGCTGTTTGAATGTTTAGATGCTACCATTATCTCGACAACTTTCCCGGACATATATTGTCCTTGCACAAACAGCATATAATTATCTGTACTTCCGGAAAAAGGTATTGGATAAGTCATTCTTCCAAAACCTTCCGTATACGAGTAGTTTGCTACTCCCCACTGCACTAGCTTTCCACTTGCGTACTTTTCGTAGTAGTTATACCTTCCGGTAGAGCCTATTTGCGTTTTGCCACTCTCGGTGACGTGGTCTTTAATATCAGACAAACTTTTATTTAGCGTAGACATATCAGATTTTAGTTTAAACATTTGCTCTACAGCAACGATACTTAATCCTTCGATTTTTACCCTGTAAAGAGGTAACTCTCTGATTTTTCCGTTGTTGTAAATATCGTCCTGCTTAAGCTCCGGATCTACCGCGGTAGACCCTGCAACTCCTTTTTTAACAGTGCAATGCATCTTATCAATTCCGCCTGTTCCGGTTGTTTCAAATACTGCCACAATAATGTCATTTCTTTTCTTTCCTGACTCTCCATTTTCAATTTCGCAGTCCTCGTATTCTCCATACGGTATTCTCGCAAAATGTCCACCTACAATCAGAACACCATCTGCAATTCTCACTTTGTTGTTGCTGAGTGTAGTTGCCTTACACTGCTGGCCGAGCGTGAATACTCCATCTCCCCCCACAATAGACTGGAAGATAGCAGCATCGTCTTCTGCGTAAATATGTGCTGTCTCTTCCGGCGGTGTATTTAACGTAAGTCCTTTAAATCCCATCTAATCATCTCCTTTTACTCTATATTCGATTTTCACAGTGTTTCCTTGTATATTCAGTATCTTTCCGATAATCGGCTTTTGTACGTATGTTTCTGTCACGGTGTCGTAACCAGCGATAATGTCTCCAATTTCGTAGTCTCCATCGTCTACTGCAAGATTGCATTTTTTGTAGTTCTGCAGTTCTTTTAATCGGCTTGTTCCATCTTTTTCCAGTTGTGCTAGATCTGCACTTGAAAAATCATAAACCGCTGCACGCTCCGCCAAGCCTTTATAAAACTGCGTCTTGCCAATACTACCATCTTCTTGCACGTAAAGATGTAATACCACACGTTCTTCGTTTTGTCCCTCGCCGGCACAAACCAAATGATTTATTCCGCCCCTGTAATCTTCTATTGTAAGAGATATCTGTTCGGATTCCTGCGAATACTCTAGTTCTTCTGAAAAGTCCGTAATCGGAACAGCTTGAAGGCTTACATATCCGTAATCAAGTCCATCAGGCTCTATATAAGATATCTGTAAACGATGCTTATAAGCTGTCAGTAGCTTTGTAATTGCATCATATAACGTCACATACCTATCCACTTGCCAATCCTTAACCGCTACATCAGTAGAGATTTCCGGAACAAAAAAAAGACCATCGAATCGGTCCTTTATCAATTCTCTCAATATACTATTTAATTCTCCATTCAGCACAAGGTGGTCTTTCCCAGTCGGTGGCTCTACAATTTTTTTCGTAAGCAGACCTCTCCATGTCAATCCACCAAAGGTCAGCTCATATCCATCAGACTGTATATCGTCAATGATCCCGCCGTACTCTGTATCAGGTATAAAAATACGATTCTCATACCAATACTTTCTCTTTGTCCATTCGGAAACTGGCAACTGGAATTGGAAGTCATTCGTATCACCTAAATCAACATCAATCTCACACACCTCGCTCATGTAGTCAATTTCCTCTCCAAAGGGAGTAGCTGCAATAAATTTTAATTCTGACACTTTGGTTCGCTCCTCTCTTCGTAGATCAGCAAGTCAAAATCAAACGTTCCTGGCCATACGATTTCCTGTTTTCCTGGAGGGACTTTCTTAAAAATACTCTTCTTTTTTGCACGGTTATGAAAAACACTTTCACGCTCTCCATTTACAGCTACTTTCTCCACTGTTTCTTTCATGCTGTTAATTTCAAGATATTCTCCTTTTTCCAGCATGATATTTACGAGATACGGATATCCGCCGATGCCGACCTGTGGATTAACAACCGGTCCATATATTCTCAGTTTAAAGTTTGCTTCTGTAAAATGCGGATTGATAATATATGTATTATTCATTCCGTTTGCGTACCTGTATGGATATTTATAAGGATATCGCTTGTTATCCGTAGATGTAATATCCGATATTTTGAAGGAGAACTCGGTTTCGGTAATCCAAAATGGGAAATCGGTTATAATTCCATACTCACACTGTATAATCTGATCTGCACCCCAATTATCTTTTTCCGATGACTTAATATAGCAAGTCATGTACTGATCGTTGATATATAACCGTCCGGGGATTCCCGACAGAATATCTGTTTCAAAGATTTCTGTCAAAGCATTCATATTTTCTCGCGCTCCAGCTGATTTACTGCGATGCACATCAATATTTAATGCTTTTTCCCTTACCGTGTATCCAAATCCGACAATTCTATTAGATGTTGTAGACACTTCCCATTCATAATCTAAAAGGTCAGATACCAGCATCTTATATGGTTCTTTATTAAGATTCACTTCTGTGCCATTATGATTTACATATCTAACTATCATGCCAGTACATAACCTCCATCCTTTAATGCTCTGTTAACTTGTCTACCATTTAAAATAACAGGTCGTTCGTTTGACTCATTATTAGCCTCTAGCTGAGCTTTCTTTATCTTTTTGTAGTCTATCTGCGTATCCGTGTAGTTGTTTGTCACTGCTTTCGTTGCAACTTTCGCGGTCATTGGCATCGTAGACGTTACTCCTATAGCTGCAGTCTGTATCTTGCCAATTGCTTTTTTCATGCCTGCAGTCATTTGCTTTATAGGTATATTTTTTTCAAACCCAACACCAACACCTTGAGCCATATATTTTCCAACTTCATCTCGCATAACTCTTGACGGAGAATGAATTCCAAAGAAGTCTTTAATTCCACCAAGCACAGATTCTCCGAAACCTTGGATTTTATCAATTACCCATCCTGTCATATCAGAAATACCATTCCACAAGCCTTTTACAATATCTTTACCTATAGAAAGCATTCCCCCTGGTATTGATTTGATTGTATTAACAATCGCTGAAACAATATTTCCTGCTGCATTCTTCACCCAGCTAATTCCTGCCGAGATTGCATTTCCAAGACCTGAAACAGCAGTTCTTCCGATATTTGCAAGTGTAGACGGCAAATTCATCAGTGTATTTTTTAGACCGATTAAAATTTCAAATCCTTTTTTGACGACAAAATCTTTCATTGCACCAATTCCATCGCCTAAAAATTTAATAATGCCACGTCCAAGATTAAGCCACTGAAATGCCATCAACGTGTCCACAATGGCGCTTATAATCTTCGGGATATTCGCAATCAGCGTCGGAATCGATTGAATTAATCCAAGTACCAATTGACCTAAAAGTTGAGCGCCTTTCATCAATATAGTCGGGAAATTATCGTTGATGATATTTGCGAATGTAGAAATAATCTCCGGAACGCGCGAAATTAAAATTGGTACCGCTGTTATGATCCCTTCAACCAGTTTTTGTAGTAGTTCAAATCCTTTTTGAATTAATATCGGCGCAGCTTCTGCTAACTTATCTCCTATTCCCTGGACAAAATCAAGAATCTTTGGCAATGCTTCAGGAATTGCTTTCACAAATCCATCAACCAAATTACTAAGTAATTCATAACCTTTTTGAATTAATGTGGGAACGTTTGTTATAACAGTATCCGCAATAAGCTTTACAAAATTCAAAGCAACTGGAATGATAGTTGGAACAGAAGCAAGCATCCCGTCTATTAAAGACATGACAGCGTTTTTTCCTGCTTCCACTATCTTCTGCATACTATCTCCGGACAATGAATTAACCAGGTTTTCTTGGATTAACTTTCCCACTTCCGGCAACGTCTGCAAGAGCCGCGGAACAATTTCACCCAACCCCCTCAGCACATTTTTCCCAGCTGTCACCATAGATTCTGCAAGAGCCTCTGGCGATCCAGTTCCATTTAGAAAATTATCAAAAGCTCCTTTCGCAGATGCGATAGAACCGGATATTGTCTCTGAGGCTTCTTTTGCTGTTGTCCCGGTAATCCCCATTTCTGTTTGGACGATGTGAATCGCTTCTGTAATATCTGCAAAATTAGCTTCTAAATGTCCCTTTGAATCCATTGAAAATTTTGCAGTGCTTGCAAATTCTTCGTTCAAGTTTGCTGCATCTTGTAAAAGTCTATACATTTCAGATGCAGTTCCACCATAGCCAAGTTTTAGATTATCCAACATGGTGTAATTCTGCTTTGCAAATCCCTGATAGGCGTTCTGGATCATCTCCATGCTTGTGCCCATCTTGTTGGCATTATCGGACATATCTATGATTGCTCTGTCTGCATAATCCGCCGCTTTTTCGGTATCTTTTCCCAACGACTGCAATAGCGACGCCGAAAAACTTGTTACCGTTTCCATGTAAGCATTAGCAGAAAGTCCTGCAGTTTTATAAGCATTCTCAGCACTATCTATTACTTTTTGCGCACTGTCTTTAAATAGGGTTTCAACTCCACCGATATTCTGCTCTAAGCTCGCAAACGAATCCAGTGCAGATTTTGTCATTACTCCAAATCCTGCAGCAATTCCCGCAACAGATCCAGCTAATACCTTTAAACCACCTTGTGCGATATTTCCTAAATTCTTTATTCCTTTGTTAAAACCTTTTTCACTAATTTCTGTATCAAATTTCAATGAGCCATCATAGCCCATACTATTCACTCCCTTTCTGCGAATAGCACAGGCTCAATGGCTCAATTTAAAGTGCTTTATTTCTTTATCTCAATCTCTCTTTTACATACCCTGCATTTAATATAAATACCTTCACATCTCGCGGTATTGTCTGCGATCGCGAGTTTACATCCACAATATGGGCACTTCACCCAATCTCTCCTTAAAATTGGAGTTTTTATTCTCAAAATATCACCCCTTACGCAAACGCATTTCCAATATCATAATCTGTTAAAATCTCTTCCGGAAGGCGAATTGCATTTTGAATCTTCCTTATTCTCTTTTTCTCGTCTTTATCCTTTATTTCCTCCAAATTTATCCCTCTGTACATAATGCGCTGTTTAATCTCAGTATCCTCGGATAACCCCTCAAACAGCATCCTAAATTTCCACCAGTGCAGATATTCTATTTCGCTTAAATCAATCCCGTAATCGCGTAAAAATCCCGCCATAATGTATGGATAGTCTGCACGGAATGAGAAAAGCGGTTTAGCATTTCCTTTACTATTTCCGCCTTCGTTCACTTCACACATAGCCACGAAATTGCTCAATTTTAATATCGCTTCTTCAAAATCACCAACTTCCAACAAGAAGTATTCTGACAAAAGGAATGCTTTTTCTTCGTCACTTACCTCTTCGTCCTTGATCATGTCGAGCAGCTTTATATACTCTCTAAAATCAGTAACAATCGGGATTGGTTCTCCACATATCTCTAGTGTCTTCGGATATTCTTCATAGAATAAATTCACAGAGATCACTTCCTTGTAGTATTAACATTGTACTTAGACAACCTTTGCGCACGTTTCTTTCCAACTTGAACTACTTGTGCTTTGCAGAAAGAAAGAAAAGAATCGTAGCACTCGTCACAGAGTCTGGAATTAACCTTTCCTTCAAATAATTTGTCGGCTGTTCCTGATCCAAAGATATTATCAAATAAATTCCAAAAGAGGTTACAATACGCTTTCGTTATTTCTGAGACTTTACCGTCTTTTTTAATCTTCTTCTCTTCCTCTTCCATTATGTTAAATGCATTTTCATATCTTTCTTGGAACTCTACATCTTCCATATCGATTTCGAGTTCCACGTTATTATATTTCCACTGGCTCATTGGCTCTCCTCCTTATTCTGCTGTGTTGTAATCGCCTTTTGTATATGTTGCTTCTTTTCTACCCTCTCCAGCAAACGTAACATAACCTTCCTCAAGTTCAGATACCGACTTAAATGAACCGCTATAAATAAGGGCATCCGTTCCATCGCTATCAGAATCCGGAATTACCGCATATGTACGTTTGATTGCGTAAAATTTGTCACCCGTCGTACTCTTTTTAAAAAGATCTACGACAATAATATCCACATGTGTGTCACTTCCTAGTTTTTCCCCATCGTGGATCGATGCAATTCTCTCGTGCACCGGGTTATTTGAATACCTGTCAAATGAATAATCAATAGACGGAGCATAGCCAACTACGTCCGCTCTTTCAGAATCTTCATCTACATACTGCCTTGAATACTCTTTCGGATTCTTTGCATTCGTCATAGACGTAAACCCTGTCATTCTCTCGAATTTAGCAGTTCCTCCAGTTGTATCCGTATTCATGAAAGCAACTCTCTGCGAACGATTTACCAATTTTTGTTCTTTGGTTACTGCCATTTTCATACCTCCTGTATATAAATCAAGCGGCACTCTATACGATATCTCGCATTGTCTCCGTCTACATCGTATAAATAACCGCTGTTTAAAGTTTCTATTTTAACCGGACTTTTCCCTTTTTCTAGTAAGGGCAGCTCTCCGGCGAAGCTTTTCTCTTCCAGCCATTCGTCAAATTCTTGATAAAATCCACTATTATCAATATTGATGCGAGTGTCCTGATCGTATCGCTCTCGACTGGTAAAAGCAAATTGAAACTGTTTCTTCGCACCGCCATCAACGTATTTTTGAATAATCGGATCGCACGGGAGAGGATCTATAGAATACTCCATATTCTCTCCCAGATAATCTACATTAACTCGGTAATCTTGAAGAAACGGACACTCCAGAATAAAGCTCCTAATGTTCTCAATGATTTTTGACATACTGTGCGGCTCCCTTCAAAATGGAATCTTTGTGACGGTTTTTCATACGTTCGAACCAATATGACTTTTCTTTATGCTCATAATATTGTCTACGGGCATATGGTGCAATCTGATTGATTTCTCCGCTGCCTATAACCGTTCCAAGCGTAGCTGACTTAATCAATACACCCGTGCGCCGTGGAGTCTCCGGATTCATTCTACGGATGCATTCGGAATCAACAAACTCCTGCGCATTGGAAAATCCTTTCTCTTTGCCCGGTGCAAATTCGGGATTCCACTCCAACTTTGAACTAACCTTTCCGCCTTTACTGGCTTGTGCATACACTGTTCCCCTAGGTGTTACAATCTCGAATTTCTTCTTTCCCTTTGCCATTACACGCCTACCACCTTTACATGAGGAGTATCGCCGAATGCATTGTAATTTACAGATGTTACTCGCATATTTTCGCACCCATCCAAGTCCTTTACTGTTTGCATGTCAATTCGGCAATTTCCCTTTACGATATAATCGTCTTTCTTGACTTTTACTTTTGTTCCAGGTACCCGCACCGTGTACACATCTGCAGATTTCAAACCGTCTGTAGTAACCGATGACTTCTCTTCTTTAAACCACCATGCTTCTGATATGTAAGTTCTCTTCCACTTATCAAGCCAAGAAGACGGGTCATATTCTCGGCTGTAAATGGTAATATCTGTATTCGTCAGCATTATTCCACCCCCAGATATAAAAGTCCTGTATTTAAGAGCCAATATCTCGCAATCGAATACAATTTCCTTTTCATCACTGCAACAGAGTTGTCCCCGTCTGTAGTCTCTGTCACATAGCTAACAGAATATCCATCGATTGATTCAGATTTCTTTTCCTTCTTTTCGTGAGAATATTGAAACACTGTTTCCGCCATTTCGCAGATGCAATCTTTTACATTCTCATACTCAGAAACGTTTTCTGCTGTCAATTTCCCATGAGTTATGTTTTTTAAATATGCTTCTGCTTTCTTCTCACTTTTTGAAAATTCTTCTTCTGGAACAGTATTTCCACCATATTCTCCTACATAATAGATGTAATCTACAATTGCCATACGATCAACTCCCTTATGTACTTGCCATAATTCCAGCGGCTTTCAGCGCGTCCAGCAAAGCCTTAAATTCCGCTTTTGTTACATTCTCCCCTGCCGCCTCAGCCACCAATGTAGCCTGTCTTACAAGTCCTGCTTTTGATTTTGTTGCATTCAATGGAATTCCATTATTGGCTGTCTCTACTCCTGTTTCCAAATTATTCATTTTTTCCTTTGTAATAACATCCCCATCATTCCATGTTGTTTTTGTATAAGCCATAATACTTACCTCCTATTTGATTTTCCTACCTTTGCCTTACCAATTTCCCCGCTACCAATTAAGGCTGCATCAGGAGCGGGTACTATTCCCCCGCTTTGCATGAACAATAGATGCCAGCCAGCTTATTCTCATAGCAATGTGCATACAGATTATAGTTTCTGTACTTAAATACGTGAGAATCACCATCTTGATCCTGATCTGGACTGAAATATTTAACAAACTGTTCCATTGCAGAAACAACCGCTGATTTTTCCACACAAAGGAAGTTGATTTCTTTTCCGTCTGCTGCTTTTACAAATCCATACTCCGTTTTTCCATCTTTTAAATCAATCTTTGTGTACATTCTCGTCTGTGGCACTTTGATTACTTGGGAAAAGCGGTTTAACACACCTTTTGATTTGTACGATTCCATGTCGTCCAGCATGCCAAGAAGTGTTGGTGTAATAAACAAAATTCTGTTTCCTTCCACAACCTCGTTTTCATCCATTTCATTTGTACATGCGCGTAGAGCTTTTATTACCGCATCTCCTGTATCTAATGTCTCTTCTTTCTTTCCAATTCCTGCTGTTCCTGCAATCTTCGCAATTCTCGCCGCATCTGTCTCAGGTGCTACATGAAGTCTCATAAACTCTCCTGACAGCTTTGCAAATGGAAGTCCCAATGATTCCGCATTGTCCAAACGGTCAATTCTTAAATCCTGCGAACGTTCCTTATCGTATTTCACAGTTTCCCATGTCAAAGTTGTATTTCCCTTTGTGTATCCGCTTTTTCTGTCAAAATCTCCAAGAGCTGACATATCAAGTTTTGCAATCTTGATTTCTCCGTTTCCGCCTTTTTTCGCAACTGTTTCGTCTCCATCAAGTACCGATGTCTTTGCCTCTGCCTTGTACTTTTCATCTAACATTGGCAGATAAATTGTTGATAATTCAATGTTATTCATTCTCTTCTACCTCTCTTTTCTTATTTTTCTTCCGGCAATCCCATCGCTGCACGAATTGCTGTTGTCTGCTGATTTCCATTCTCTCCACCTGTTGGACCAGTTGGATGGTTGATAGGTTCATCTACGCCAAATAGAAAAGCATTTTCTTTTTTCACTGTTTCAAATGCGGCTGCAATATCAGCATCCTGATTCTGTGACTTTTTCAATGATTCCACATCTAAATACGGCATAACTGCTTTTAAAGCTCTTGCTCCTGCTTTTTTAGCTGCTTCCTGCAATTTCCCTGTAAATTCGTAATTCGCTTGAATATCAGCCTTTTCCTGCTCAGACTGTTCAAACTTTGTCTTGTACTCATTTACTTGCGCTTTCACATCCTCATAATCCTTGAATCCTTCAATTGTCTGATTCGCTGTGTCAAGCTGCTGTTTTGTTGTTTCTAATTCCTGCACCTTCGTATCAAATTCTGCTTTTGAAATATATCCTTTTAGTGTTTCATTCCAAGAGGATACAATCTTCTCTGCCTGTTCTTCTGATACTCCTAGTGCAATCAACTCTTCTTTCTTCATTTTCTCGTACTCCTTTCTTCCGTTCTTTTACGTCTATCGGAAAAAGACAATAAAATAAGACGCATAACCCTGCGCCTCAATGGGAGATGTTTGGATCACCGCCTTTCTATGGATATCCTCTTACCGTCAAACATAAGCACGTCTCCGACTTTTGCAATCTGATCACCTATCCTCACCCCTTTCAATTTTGATATTCCATCATCTATGTGATAGACAAATTTTATCGAATAATAATTAATGCGGGTAGTCAGCCACTTTGGCGCTAACATATCCGCATCTTTTGGTACTGTATAATATTGTTTCATAGGCATCCACCTTAAAAATGAGTATAAAAATACCACTCACTCCGAAGAATGGGTGGTATCTATACAACTGCTTTCATTGCTCTATCGTATTCAATCTTCAATTTTCTTTTGAAATCCTCAATTTCTTCTGGTTTCATACCTGGTTCTCCTAATGCACATATATAAGGGGTTTCATCATTCAGTATCTCTGTTGCTCTTGGCTGTTCCGCATACATTTCATCATAATGCACAATCAAAAGACCTTCTAAATCACAGGAAAAATCATAGATATCGTCTGGCGTATTATCTAAAAAATCTTTAATATAATCCATCATTTTTTCAAACATTTTTCCATTCCCCTTTCAAGTTTTTACTTCGCACGACCGATACTATATCTTGAGTATTTTTGTTCTTTATTACTACCAATTGTCTCTCTGCATCGAAATATATCAACTTGCTCTCACCTTCTGTATATTTCGGCTTCCCTTTAATAAACTTCACCAGTTCTTCCTCTGTAACAACCGGAAGACCCGGCTTATTTAACCTTGGAAGTCGACTCAAAGCGTGAACCGACAAATAAATATCTTCCTCGCTAAATCTGTCGTATGCTTCTTTTGATTTCTGCTTAAACTCTGCCGTCCAGTCCTTTTTATTGATTTCCGAGTAAGTATCAACTTTCTTGCTCAAAATTTCAAATTTCTTAGGATTATTGTACTTCATCTGACGGAAATCTGCAAGACTTCCCGCATCGTCTCCGATGATATTTTTGTACCGATAATACTGTTTTGAATCTCTGTCAGCATTCCGAATCATATCAGAAATGTACCGTGCATTTTGCATCTTCGTATTCGTTGCTATTCTTCCACGCATATCATAATATATACGCTCACGTTCTTCTGTCAGACCCATCTTTCGGCAGAATCTTGAATATTCATTGAGCTGTCCTTGATATTTTGCTTTCGCAATCATGATATCATCCTGATCAGCACCGCCACGCTTTAATAGCTGCACTTTTTCTCGCTGTGCTCTCATACATGTTTCCATCTGTCTCTGACGCTGTTTTGCTTCATACAAGGTGTATTCTTTGTCGTTAAATGTCTTTGGAGTATTCTCCTTGCGATTCTGCTCTTCCAACCACTCGTCAGTCCAGTTTCTTGCAGATATCCCAAGAATAAAAGGATAATAAGTGTGATAACAGTTTGCTCCAAGTAATCCGGTAACACTTCCCAGTCCACATACAGTTCTAAGCTCTTCTTTGCTCCAAACTCTTCCTTGCCACACCGCATGAGTTGGACGGGCTCCAGCATGCCATTCCACCTCAAAATGCTCTGTTCCAAGTTTTTTAGCGTTCATTTCGGATATTTTTCCAGACAATTGTGATACCCCTGTCATAACCGCTCTACGTGCTGCCACATCAACTCGGTTTGCTCTGCCAGATGCATACTCTATCTGTCTCAGTCCGCTGTTAGTCAGCTGCGTTACAACTCTTCGTAAGACACTGTTATAATCAAACGCCCCAGACACAATATCCATACAGGCAGCATCAAGATACTTTTGATAAACCTGTGCAAGTGGTGTAAGAACCTTTTTCCCGGTTCCATAATCAAGATAGAAACCAAGAGACTTTGTAATATTCTGCAACTCATCTTCACTCTGACGAATCAGAGCTTCTGTAATCTGCTGCAACTCCTCGTTATCCTCAAAAGGGGTAAACTCTGCATTGATCTGTTCGTATACGTCTTTATTTCGAACATATTCCCAGTCAATGACTTTATCATACAGTTCAAACATCTCCGGATAGGATTTATTTAGAGTCTCTTTTAGCATTTTCTCGATATCTTCTGAGGAATACCCTAAAACTCGTAACCGGTTTATCTGCCAGTCTGCTGTGCTTGTAATTTCCCCAGTTTGTCTGATTCGTCGAACAATATCTTCCATGATCCGCATTTCCAAATCAGAGAAGTGTTTCTCAATCTGACTAGATAATTGTTTCTTGTAATCTTCCCTCAATCAGATCACCTACTCCATGACATTATTCTGCGCCGGAACATTCGACTTTGCTGTCTCTTCATCCTCACCATACCATTTCATACGGTATTCCCAATGATGCATGAATCCCGCTGCTACATCCGCCATATCTTGTTTTCTTTCAGCCTCTTCATCTGTCAGAATAGAATCATTGAACTTACAGTTAAATTCATATTTAGAAGTGTATAATCCATTGTAAAACGCAAAGCCTGCTACTAAGTCTTCCAGACACGTCTTTAACTTATCTTGTATTGCAGTTACGCGATTATACTTCCTTGACTTTGATGTCTTGATTTCTGTTGCCGTTTTATCGACATATTGCACGTCAGACAGATCTCCGTAAGCCAAACCAACAGAGAACTCAATCTGCCTGTAATACTTTTCCAAACCGTTAATGAATCCTTCTTCTCTTAACTCCGGAGAAAATTCTTTGAAAAGTTCAGCGTCTTTTCCTGCATCAAGTTTAAAACCGCGATATAATCGTTTATTCAGCTTTGCAAGAAAACCTTTACCCTTTCCATTTGCGTTATTTAATGCACGATCATCTACATGTATCGCACGCTCTCCCGATTCAAATTCCCAGTCAAGTCTTGCCCCTTGTACGTCTGCCTTTTTAATACGTTCAACAGCAGATTCAAAAATAGATACCCCGCAAGGAGAATCGTCAATTTTATTTTTTAATGGCACTCTGAAATAGCCAAAATCCATCTCTTTCATACCGTTGTACGTAACATCTTCCGGGTAATTCTCCCATTCTTTCACATATGCAAGTGGGATTTCCATGCCAACCGTACTTGGTGATGTACTCTTATAGGCTTTATTGCGAATCCGGAGATTTCCGCCTCTGATATCATGCCTTTCTGTTCTGATGTAATAATTCGATACGCCACGTCTTTTCACTTGAATAAACATGCAATCATCAGGCTTTCCAGTATCATCAAAGTGAATCGGTATAAACTTATCCGCGGTAACATACTCGACTTTATCAGTCCCTATCGGTTTAATGATAAAAGAGCCAAGCGCAAGTCCATCTTGAAGATTCTCGTTCAAATCTTCAATCGCATTCTGCAGAATCTCATTCATTTTTTCATCGTTGACCGACACTTCCATTTCGTTCAAAACAACATCTGCAAATTCTCTGCAAATCCCCTGTTCAATACGGAGCGATGTGATATAATCACTGTTTTCACACCAAGGTGCATTCCCAGCAACCATTGCATTCCATTCATTTATTTTAACTGACATCTTCTCTGTTAAGGCGACCTCTCCGCCGACCAATCTCTGTACTGTAGTCATCGTGAACATCTGTGTCACCCCCTTAATCCAATTCCATATTTTTTCAATCATCTTCCACCTCTTGTATCAGATATTTCATATCTCGTTCTATCGTGTATTCAAATGCATCCAAACTGTCGATATCTGTACTGCCATCATCCAAGCGTTCGTCTTTGTCCTTTACTTCTTTATCCCATACTGCATCTTCAAAGGCTGTTTCTAAACTTTCACAATCACTCGTAATAAAAAACCGCCCTGCTCCCATAAGCCTGACGGTACATCTGATTCTGTCATTTATTGCTGCTTTTCTTGCCTTGCGAACCGATATCCACGGAAACTTTTTCTCTACTGCATTGCGAATAGAATTGCCAAGTACAGTCTCTGCATTATCGTAGTAAACTCCTTCTACGTTGCAATATCTCACATAATCTCCATGTTTGTCGATAACCGAATATTGATCAATCACTTCCTGTACAAACTCACAAAACAACTTGTCCAGCATATTACTGTCAATATCCTCATTTTCATCCTTTGCCATGATTCTGCGAGACTTTAACGCAATCACATCTCTATAATCATCTGTATATCCTCTTGCAACAAAGGAGTGCCCGGACTGGTTTCCACCAAAGTCTAACCCTATTTCAATAGATGTGATATCCTCTTTCCGGAACTGCTTTACTTCCGGATCATCTTTCAGCTCGTCCACCACTTCACATCGGAACGCATCCGGATTGTCTGCAAATTTCTTATAAATTGCTCCATCTGCCCTCTTCCATAGACCAACAATTAAACGGTCGTAGTAAATCGTACCCTCATACTCTTTGCAGAGTTGCTCAACAAATTCTTTCGGGAGAAACGGATTGTCGAATATTGTGTATCTCTGCAAGTAGATATCCAGTTCATCGTTGTCTAAGAACTCTTTTAGCCAATGTGTTGGATGCTCAGGATTGCAACTTCCATCGAAGCAGCTATACGGCTTATCAAGACGAGATTTAAGCATTTGGAATACCTCCTTGTTCCACTTTGCCACCTCATCTCCGTAGCAGTATTTAATTGACGCACCTTGAATCTTTGCCACTTGGCTTACCTTTTCTGCGCCAAGGCAATATACAGGCTCTCCGCAAACCATTGCTATGTTTTGACTGTTAATTGTTCCAATGAGCTTATCTGTGTAGATTTCTCGCATTGGAGCTAACACATTTCGCTCGATGGAGCTTTTTGACACTCCAAGGATGACGTTTAGTCCCGGCTTGCCAGCTCTCTCCCGGATTCGAAACGGTATAACGAATGCAGTATCTACATAAGACTTTCCGGAACGTACCGCACCGGACTTAAAATTCCAACGGTGTGTCGCGTTTACAATATACTCATTCTGTTTCTTGCTTAACTGCATTGTTCCTCAATTCCTCCAAGATACTGTCTAATCTATCAATTGCTTCATCTGTTTCACTTTCTCCGGTAACTGCCTGTTTTCGTGCCTGTTTCAACTCAGTGTCGGCTTTCTGATTTTCTAAATCCATGTCTGATTTATCCGTCTGTCCCACGACTTTCATAATCGCATTATAGGCTTTTACATCTCCCATCGCTGCCTGATTGATGATTGCCATCGTAATGATTTCCTCGTAGGTACTTTCTCCTCCGTCTGCAATTAACACATCGGATAGTCCATCAACGTGCGCCTGCATAGTCAAACACCTATTCATTGTATCTCGCATGGCAGCCTTTCTTCTTCTCGCTTTCCCCGACTCGATGCCGGCAATTCTTGCTAATTCTCGGCGTTCGCTCGGAGTTCGATTGTTATTTGCATCTTTTATGTTTTCATAACCTGCCACTTCACCACCTTCCAATCTGTCATTTTTCTCTATCTGGATACAGCAGGACTTGAACCTGCGACCTTCCGCTTATGAGGCGGCTACTCTAACCAGCTGAGCTATGTATCCATATTTATTCCCACGAAAAAACGCCACAGCTATTGCCATGACGTCTTTTTGATTCTACCAAAGTTACGAGGGGAAAGTCGAAAAGTTAATTCCAACTTCTCTAAAATAATTATAGCATACTATTTTTGTGAAAAGTGTGAAAGTTTCAAATATCCATTGATTTTTTTTGATACATAACTTCGGTCTATATTGAACTGTTTTGCAACCTCTCTCTGCTTTTTCCCTTCTACATACAGCAATTCAAAAATCTCTTTTATTTCCGCATCCTCTATCCCGTCAAGAAACTCTTCCACCTCTTGAATCTCTGCCAACACATGCAGGCGTTCTGCTTCTTTTTTCCTGATCTGCTTGTTTATTCGCTCCTGTTCATCCGGATCAGGTATCATCACAGATGTCCTAACTTCCGTATAGGGAAAATCTTTACTTGACCCACGAACCTTTCCCATCACTTCTCCTGCCGGCTCAGTCTCACAGAGTTCTGATATCCTCTCTTCTATACGCTCAAGTCTCGCTTTGTTCGGTATGTACTTTTTCAGTTTTTGCTTGTCCACCGGCACCACCTCCCTTATGTATTTTCCTGATGTAGTCCATTACCTCGATGCTTTGATATGCCTGACGATGAAATGCAGCACTTGCATCATCAGGAGGCTTACTCGTCTCCATCTCGGCATGATGGCTGCTCCGTTCAATCTTTCGTTCGTCACTGGTGTGTTTTCTCTTCATATCTGATCTCCTTGTAAATTATCCTTGCTCCTTTTGCAATTATGTAGCCTGCTGCCACAAATCCACTTATGACAGTAAGAGCACTTGCTACAAAATCTAATGTTTGTAAAAAGTACAAATTATCACCTTCTTTAAATTTTTTCTAAAAATCGCGTTAGATTTCCTCGACTTATGTGTATATATAGTAGAGGAGAAATTATTTATGAGGTCGGGGCAACGGCACTTAAGACCGTGCTCCGCTGTCCTCTATAAAAAGTCCTCTATGCTCATTTGTCCCGGAATGTTTTCATCTTCCATCCACCAAAGGAACACTTCCTCTCCAGTCTTCCATTTACATTCTTTCCCTCGTCTTTTACGTTCTTCTAACATTCTGTCAAATGCGTGGATATACAGTTTCTTGTATTCCGGAAAATCCGTAAATTCTTTGTAACGCTTCTTACCTGCCATCGGACATCCTATGCATCCCACACGATCATATCCACGTTTGTACAAATCGCATACTTCTATATATTCCGATTCGATGTATTGCCAAATGTCTGAATGCGTCCAATCGATTATAGGATTTACTACCATCTTATTTTTTTGCATACATAATTCCGTCATTCTTCTCCGCTTGTCATTATCATTCATTAGCATCAACGATGAAAAAAGTTCTTTATCAGATTTTGTACGCCCAATTTTCTCAAATTCTGTTCTTGTCGCCCTTTGAGTCGATTCATCCCACCTTACTCCCGTTGCTATATATCTATTTGCGCACCCCGTCTCTTTCAAGACAGAGCAGCAGTATCTCACCATTCTTGTAGGTGGCATAAGTTTTTGTGGGATTAATCTCCACATACTTGTTGGTTTTCCTTTGTATGTCGGCATTTCGATTTCGCATTTAATTCCTTGTAATTCCAATTTTTTTAATACTTCTCTGATATGGTATACTGTCTGTGGCGCATCTGCCGTAGTATGGCTGTTATGTACCTCAAACGGGATTCCGGATCTCTTAAATAACTCAAGTATTACATCCGAATCTTTCCCACCGGAATATGTACAGATAAGAGGCTTTCCGTAATGATGCAAACTCATTTCAGATGCCATCTTGATTCGTTCTATCGATTTTTGCTCTTTATCCATTTTTTTCTAAAGGAATCCGACATGTCTCTCCCGGCCGGGGATTCGGTCTCCTTTCTAAAATTTCCTACTCAACTTTCATAAATCTGCTCATAACATGTTCTGTTGCTGATGTATCTTTCTTAGGCTTGTACGGTTCAGGAAGAGGTCGCCAAGCGATTACTTTTTTATTTACAACACATTCTTTTTCAACTTTCCATTTTCCGTCCAATGTATGCGATGTTGTAGTTTTGCGTGTACCGTCCTCTAGTTCGATTGTCACATTAACTTCATCAGACACCTTTTCAAACATAGCGTTATTCCACATATGTGTTCCTTTTAATTTCGCAAACATCGACTTATGCTCTTCCGGCAATCCGTCCTCTACTGGAATCCAACTGACATTACAATTTTTACCACCTTCATATCCTTTTTGATACCATTTTCTTTGGCTGCATTCAGAACACTTGTTATCCATATTCTTCTCTACGACATTATTTTCATGTATATTACATTCTTTCTTCTCATTCAATGCGACAAGAGCTGTTTGAATAGCGTAATCTTTCGGTTCTGGAAACACGTATCTTTTCCCATGACAAAACGCTGGTGCTCCCACCATGTCTGCATAATCTATTCTAGGATTCTGCATATTTTTTAAAATTTTAATTGCAGAATCAATACTTGCTATTTCATCTATATTACTCTCGACATTTGTGAATGGAGTTTCGCCCATGTAAGATCGGATAATTTTTTCTGTTTGAGTATACATAGATTGAATGCCTTTTCCAACTAAATGACATTCATCGTCTCCCCAATGATTTTTGCTCAATTCCACACATTTCTCTTTTATCTCTTCCAAAATCTTCTCTAGTACGTTCATTTTTTACTCCCATCCATCCTGAATCATTTTAGGCTTGTATTCATGTTCCGTGTAACCATCACCATCACATAGGTCACATGTAGTTTCATAGTATTCCCAATCATCGCTGCACTCCCAATATTGTGCTTTATTTCTCTTTTTTGTTACTGTTCCAGCCCCTCCACATTTAGGACATCTATGGATTTTATTCCCTTGGACTATTTTTACCACTTCTTCAAGATTTGTTTTTGCGCCATATTCTCTCATTAAAGCAATAGCTTCCCTAACCTTCATCGCTCCACCTCCTGACACTCGTCAAATTCCGGATCAGAATCCGGAAATACGCATCTATCATCGCTACTATCGCATACGCCTAACATATGTGCAGTTCCTCCCATTCCTGCGTAATTTGTCAAAGCTCCGAATTCCTCGTTTGCTTTTTTAATTGCTTCCGTTTTATCGTTCGCTTTAACGTGCATGCTACAAACAACTGTCGCATGCCCAATCACTTCGTATTCTTTCATATCTACTCCCTCCAATCTAACCTCTGTCCGCACTCGTCGCAAAACCTCATATAACTTCTAAGTATTCCTCCGCATTTTGGACATTCCCCCACTCTGCATCCAATGGCTTCATTCACCCCGATGATAATCGGTTTCTTCGCCGTATCCCTCTCTGCTAGCTCCTGCACTTGCTCCGGAGTTAATCCGGTGTCTTCATACGCTTTTAATCTTTCTCTTAGGTCCGAATGACTCCATGCAAGCATATTGAACACAGCTATCAATCCGTCAATATCATTCCCTGCCGGATGCATCAGATTTTCGAAGAGAATTTCATCGAGAATCTCGTCGTCATCGTACTGTTCATCGTACTGTGAATGGTTCTTTATGGTTTCTCGCATCATATCTCTTAATCTGATTTCATTGTCAAAATCTCTATACCATGTTTCTCCATCTCGTATAAAGGTACAATTATGTGCAAGTTCATATGTTCCTGTTTCTTCCGTTATTTTGCTTATAGTTAATCTTCTCACGCTCAATCCTCCATCATTCTTTTTTTGTTTTAACTTCAAACCCCAATACGAAAATCCAAATCAACAGCCAAAACACCTCATTCATCGGATATGTTGTGTCAAACATCTCCATGAACGGCATATTTGTTATGTCTAATACCCAAAATATTAATAATAGAAATTGAATTAATGCTATCACTCTATCACCTCATTTCGAATTTATACCCCGGAACCCTTATCGCTCTTGATGCGCCCGGTTTTTCGTCCGTCTCCAAAATACCAAGCTCGAACATCCTTACCAAATGTCCTTGTACACTTGATGCTGACTTATATCCTGTCATCTTGGCTATCTCGCGTACTGTTGGTGGATAGCCATGTTTTTGTATGTATTCTATAATCACCATTTTTATTGCTGCGTGTTGTGGTTTCATCTTTTCTCCTTACTGCTGCCACCT